GGATGCTGCGGAACTTGCAGCTAAGGGTCGCCGGCTTCTTGAAAGATATGCGAATTCTAAGAAGAAGAGTGCTGACGGGGACAATTTATAATCAAAGACTCCATATTCGTTTAGATTTATCTGAACGGGGAGTGCTGTGTCTTACTGATTTGAAAAAATATCGTGCGCTTCGCGCATAGGCGTGTAGAAGCGGAGGGGAGCCGGCGAGGTCAGTGCGTTGCGTTTTGCAATTGTAGGAGTCGGGCTACGAGGTCGGCCATCGGGCGTATGTCTTTTTTATTGATGAGATAAAAGTCGTCCGTCAAGTCCTGATATGTGTCATAAATAGTCTTTATGTTCCAGTTGCTTTTTGTGGACGGCGGCAAGACAAGCATTGAGCCTGTTGGTTGACTGTAAAGAATGTATGCGTAGGGCTTCACTTCTTTACTTTCGTATCCGTGAACAGTATCCACGATTGTATTGGAGAATGGAAAGTCGTGGGGATTATCAGTAAATGCGCGCCGTGTTGTTTTCACTTCTAAAACTTTAGGCAGTTTTTCTAGGATGATGTCTTTTTCGCCTAATGTGAACCGCGCACGATCTGCTTTGTTTTGTGCGAGTTCAAGTTCTGGCACTTTGCAGGGGATTCCTTGTTCACTGAGAAACTTGGCAACTATATTGTTGTACTTGTGGCCTTCTGTGAATGCCTTTTCATAGTTGTATGTCATGTTCTACTATCTCAATTTTTGCGTCTGCAAAAAACTGCTTTACTAGAGGCCATTGTACATAGTTTCCATCATTTATGCAAACGACTCTAATAACCCCAGATGAGGCTATGAGTTTGGCGCACCCCATACAGGGTGTTCCGTTGACGATGAGTGTTGCCCCTATACGCATGGAGGGGTCTGACCATAGGAGCGCTCCTGCTTCGGCGTGTTGGCTTATGCAGTTATCGTAGGCGCTTCCTGATGCCGAGTTTTCGTGGAGTCTTGGGCAGTGGCCGTCTGTGCAGTGTGGCATTCCTGGTGGGGAGCCATTGTATCCAAAACCTATAACACGCTTATTTGTAGCTATTATAAAAGAAGCATATTGTTTTTTGGAACACGTGGAAAATATTGGTGCTAACGACTGGCATGCTTTTAGCCATTTTATTTCGTGGGGAAGAATCACGTGATGGCTATTTCTATCCGGTTGATTGCTTTTTGAATCAAACTAACAATGTCTGCAAATGTGTGATTGGAAGACCATTCGTCAATATCGTCATCTATGAGGGACTCTAGATACGAAACTGTTTCCATGAACAAACTAATACTGTGTTCAGGCACGGGGATTCCATCTTCTGTTACGGAACCATCCCAGGGTTGAAGTTTCTTTAATGTTGAACCGCATGCGAGAGCAAGGGAACCTTTGAAACTTACAGATCCAGTATAGGAATTATATGGAATGTCTTTTTCAAGACCGAGTTCTCTTAGTATTCCTATGGCTTTGTGGCAAACATCAGGAACACCGAGTCTCCCTAGATAGGAGATACTCATTGTTTTACTTTAGTTAAATCCAAGCCTAATGCGTGTGCGAATGCGCGTGCTTCGTCGGGTGAGACGAAAGTTGCTGCTTCGTAGGTTATATCATCCCTGTAGCGGATAAGTACCCATTTGTCTTGTTCTTCTAATTTGAAGACATGATACGAGTCATTGCCTTTTACTTTGATACCGCTTGATGTGAAGTCGTATTTTTGTGTCATTTTTATTCTTTGGGCTGCAGTAATTCTAGGTCATTGACATATTGTTCAAGGTTTCGTTTTGCTGTGTCGTATTGCCTGCGCAGTCGCAGTTCTTCAGTAGCCGGAAGCATGCCACGGTTGCGTGCAACTATGATTTGTTTGGCCGCTCTTGAGACTGGTATACCAAAGTGTGTAGCAACTGCTTTTTGTACACCAGTTGATGATGCGTATGCTTTTATATAAACATTGGCTACTTCGTAGAGGTGCTTATCTGATGGTCTTTTTCCTTGGCTCATTGGCTACTCCTGATTCTTACGGGCGTGATACTGCAATCTTTTTTGTTCATTTAGTTTGTCTCTATTTTTACGATTATATTCACGCATGTATTCAAGGTTTTTTCCAACCCTACTTGAGTCGCTAATATGTTTGCATTCTTTGCAGTACTTTTCAACTTTTCCATTTTTTCTTGTAAAAGTTTTGAAACCAACAACAGCAAAATCGTGACCTTTTCTACAATGCGTTTGTGTCCGCATTGAACGCCCGTGTCTATCTTTAGCAATCATGTCCTGCATGTTGTCGGAATTGGTTCCGAGCCATAAGTGGTCAGGGTTTACGCATGCTGGTGTATCGCAGGTGTGGCAGACAAATATACCTTCTGGTACTTCACCCTTAAACCATGAATAACTCAGCCTGTGTGTACTGACAGTTTTGCCGTCTATTCTGAAAGAACCATACCCGCGAGAACTTAAAGCTCCAGTCCAGAGCCAGCAAGAATCGGTCTTGTTGACTTTCTTAAAGAAACGCTCTTTGGGTGAAAGATTTATAGGCATGCCTTTACTTTACAGGGCAAGCACCAGTCGCGCAATCATCAAGATCAATTTCGTCATTTCCTGTCAAAACCATAGGGATTGAAAAGTCAACTTTTGCAAGCAGTTTTTCGTACACTTCATGGGTGATTTCTTCATATGGTGGCAACGGGAAGTTATGGTCAGCGTGAAGAAGGAAAGAAACAGACTTGACGTGGTTGTCGTAATTGCTTGACAACCATTCCTTGATTTGCTCAAGTTCTTCCTTACGGTAATAGACAGTTACGGAAACTGCGTTGTCTGCCCATTGTGTTTGCATCTTTTTAACCCATTCAAGCTGTTCTACGGCTGTGATGTCTTTTGCTAAAACTGCATTCTCTGGAGACTGACAAGGGAAATCAACAACATACTTTGTGTGATCTTCTCTACCATCAAGACCGATGTCCCATTGAACCTTGTAGCCACGGGCACGGCATGCGTTCACGAGCGGATCGGCAGCACCGAAACGAACACGACGAATGTAGTAGCGCGCAAATGCTGGATGGATTCCTGGGGTTACACCTGGAAGAAGGGAAAGGGTGCCAGAAGGCTGAACTGTTGTTAGGCGAACAGAGCGTGGGTAGCCCTTCTCTGCCGAGTATTCAACATCAAGCTTGTCTAGGAATTCGTATCCGTCGCTAAGCCAAGAGACTTGCTCGTCGCTTGCTTGAAGGATTCCAGTGATTGACTGACCGAGGCGTGCGTTCTTGCGAACGATGTTTGTTGTCTTTTCGTATGGGTAGTCCATACGGGTGATTTGCTTTTGTGTGACATAGAGAAGTCGTGAGATTTCTTTGAATTGTTCAAACGATGAAATGTTTGGAAGGAAAAGAGTTGCAAGGTTGCATGACTCACCATCAGCCAATGCAATTTCTGCACATGGGTTGAAACCATCAATTGTTGGGTCAGGACGCGCTTCTCCAGCACGACCGAACTTGCGGGCAAGACGGCGATTCAACAAACCGTATGGTTCACCGCTTCCGTTATAGCCCTTCCAAAGTTCTGGTTGAATGTGGTCAAAATAGTCTGCATAGATGCTGTTGTTTGAGTTTGCGCGCCATGCAGGAATGTCACCGCTTGACCAGTTCTTAGCACGAAGGAAAAGAACATCGTCTGGGTCACCGATTGCTATTTGCGCCGACCGACGTGACGAGCCGGAAACAACAATGCGACCAATAATGTTACAAATATCCAAAACATCAATAGACCTTAATTTCTTTCCTGCACGATTGTTGAGAACCTTGCAAATGTCGTCAATACCTTCAATGAGAGCGCCAGGCCCGCTTGCTGTTCCGCCGAATGTGCTTAGTTTTGCACCAAACTCACGAACGAGAATTGTTGAATACGAAAACGATTTTCCTGTTTCAAAATATGACTTCAAAACACTATGAAGCAAGCGACGCCATCCTTGACGAGAGTCTGGAACAATAATGTCTGCATCGTTTGTGCGCTCATGTGTGATAACGATGTTGTTTTTTACTTTTGGAAGTTCGTGAATCTTTGCTCGTTCAACAGAGAATCCAACGCCTCCGCCAAGCATGAGGTAGTCAAACACCAGTTCAAAGTCTTCTACTTTTTCAATGTTTGTGAAGTAGCAGTTGTTGAGCGATGTACCGTTGAATTGTTTAACAAGCGGTGTGCCGAGTTGCCACAATGCACGGCCTGACATTGAGCAGCGCAAGTTGAACATGTGGTCAAACAGTTTTTCTGCATCATCTTTTGTGTATGGAACACCAATGTCAAAAGCACCATCAATAACTCTTTGGATTGTTTCTACCCATGATTCGTTGCGGTTTTTACCTTCAACAGGACGACTGTATGTACGAAGATAAACGATTTCTCCTAGTCCTCCGAATCCCCAAGGAGGAGTTTTTGTCGCATAAGTGTCAATGAAAGATTGGTCAAGTATGGGCATATAAACTCCTGTTAGTCGTAATGGGTAGACAGTAAGGATACAGTATTTTTATATACAGAAAGTGTTTAGAGTAAGTTCAATTCTCGCGCTTTATCCACAGGTATGACTTGACCTTTTTGTACGATCAGAACTCGTGCGGTTGTGAATGGTGTTATTTGTCGTTCTTCAAAAATATCTTCTTTGACCGTGAATGTCATTTTTTTATCTATGGAATTAAAAATTCCAATTCCGATAATATGTTTTGGTTCAGATGTGTCTGTTGCACAATCTCCTGTTGGGTGACCACAAACTGGGCATGCTTTTCTGTCTGCTCTAGTAATGGACACATCGCCCATAATGTATTCAGAAGACTCGTAGAAATAACCCATATGTATATTCTACTTATCCACAGGTCTTAAAATTAAAAGTCTGCGTGATTTTCAATAAAATTAATAACTTTGGCTGCGGTTGTTTCACCGTCAACGCCAGGGTCACTACGTAACCAGCGCAAAAAGTCGTACCATTTGCGTTGCTGGTCAGGGTCATCAAAAACAAGAGAATATTGAACGACGGCACGAGTGCTTCCGGAAACACCAGCAGAAGTTGATCCTTGTGTTACGAGCGATGACATGTCTGCGCCTTTTGGTGCTTCTATAACAACATCACCGTCGCTGTTTCGTGAATAAGAAACATTTGCTTTGGTATCTTCTTCTTCGTCATCTAATAATGAAATAATTGGCTGTTCGTAGAGTCCAGGTGTTGAGGGTGCATATTCTAATCTTTCCTGAGAATGATCCATAATTGCTAGTTCAAATTCATCCCACTCAAGGTTTTGCATCAAATCTGAGTAATCTTCAACGATTAAACCCAAAGCATCGTACAAAAGTTTGTCATCAGTGTGACCAAGTTCGTTTGTACGGTTATCTGCAATAGCGAAAGCCATAGCACGAGCATCGTCTGCATCCATTTGAATAACAGCAATATGTGTCCACCCAAGCGATTTAGCTGCTTGGTACTGGTGGTTACCCGCAAGAATAGTTGAAGTTCCGTCATCATTGGGACGGACAACAATGGGGCGCACTTGACCAAACTCTTCATAAGACGCTGCAATGGCTTCAACATTTCCTATTCTTGGGTTACCAGGAAGAGCCACTAGTGTGTCCATGCTTACGGCTAGATCGTTAATTGAAGAATGGATTTTGTGGTTCATTATAGATATTCACTCATTTGGTTAATCAATTGTGTTTTTGGAAACGCCCCAACAATGGTTTTCACAAGTTTTCCATCTTTAAAAACAAGAATAGTGGGGATGCTCATGATGTTGTTATCTTTTCCAATTTCTGGATAATCGTCAACATTGACTTTGCCTACTTTTACTTGGGGGTAATCGGTAGCAATGGAACTAATTATCGGGGATAACTGCTTACATGGTCCACACCACTCGGCCCACATGTCAACAATAACCACAGAGGACGATGTGATGAATTCTTTGTATGTCTTGTCTGTCAGATCTATTGCTGTCATTTTTTCCTTAATGGTTTACTTGAACGCGAACATTGGCATTCAGAGTGCGAAGTGCGTCAATTGATGTACGAAGAGAAAGTAGTTTTTCTCTTTTTGCTTTAACCAACGCTTCTGCAATTTTATAGTCATAAGACTCGTCGGCAAGGTGATAATCAGACCATGCTTCACGTTCTTTTATTGACCCTTGAGCGGCAAGATACTGCTTAGCCCAATTTGCCTTATACAGGGCTTCTTTTTTTGCAGCTGATTCAGCAAGAGATTCAAACGCTTCCGTTTCTTCTTCAAGCATGCCGAGACATCTCATTATCTCGTTTTCAATATCAATTTGGGAGATTGGCTGTGATCGTTTGTTCATATAATTCTTTCTAGTGGTGTCCAGTCTATCTTTTCTAAAGCACTCATTTGTTCTTTAGTCCAACCCCATTTAGACATTTCAAAATGACACAGCCCCATTTGTTCCAAAACCCAAGCATCGCATTCGTCGTTCCCGCCGGCTCCTGTGAATATCTTCCCGGTCTTTGCAGATACAGCAGAGATGACTTCGCCTTTGGAAGCATTTCCACGACCTGTTGCAAACTTTGCTCTAGATGTAGGTGGTATTTCTATGAACGGTATGTTGCACTCCCAGAGGGTCATACGGACCGATCCGCCTAGTTCGCCAATGCTGAAGGCTTGTCCACTTCTGGAAGCAAAGGAATATCCTTCTACAAGTACGCATCCAATTTCGTTCTCTAAACATTCGTGGAGTATTCTCCGTGTTACATCGGAAAGCCGTTCTGCGCCTTTTGATTTGGGTTGAATAACGCTGGTGATTTCGTTCATGGATATCCCTGTTGATGTAAGGGAAAGGTCTAAACCCATAAACGCAAAAGTCACGATGGAAGCCTAGTTGGTCCATCGTGACTTTCACGGATGTGTCCTAAGGTAAAGGAACTTTTGCTTAGCGAACTTGTATAAGCAAATTATACATTACTGCTAATTAAAAATACTTTACTTAAAAGCCTTAGTTTTTAATTTTTTATTTGACATTTCATACAGATACTCAATAGGATGGAAAACATGAGCAATAAAAAAAATCTCAAGGTTTCAAGACCTGAAAAACCCGTTAATGTCACTATCGCTAATGTTGTGCGTTGGTATGCAGAATCCGAATCTTGCATATTCCATAACCATGCTGCGCGAATACCAATTACCAGAGTTGAAGACAAAGATATTGTTCAATTCATAATTGATAGCCATTACTGTTGAGCACGACAGCAACACTGCTAGATATAAGCGTAGATAAAAACATTAGAGGTATGTGTGGTTTATGCGGCAAAAAGTCAATGCGTTGGTCTAAATGGAGCCATGTTGAGTTATGGCACAAAAACCACAGATGCACCAACCATGCTTTGGAACATAAAAAAAACCACCCCGCCCATCAAGAGCGAGGTGGTTTTTTTGTTAAAAAGTTTATTTAGCCCTCGGTGACGGTGAATGCAACTGTCATGTTTGAACCAGCGGTGCTTGAACCAACAGCTGAGACATCGAGGCTCACTAGGTCGCCTTTTGCGAAGTCGCAATTGGCTGCAGTAAGTGTTCCTTCGTCTGAAGTTCCTGCAGCCGCGATTGAGAACGCTGCTGCTACATCAGAACCGACTTTAAGGTCTGCGGTAAGTGCTGAACCTACTGGAGCTGTGGTTACTGCGACATAAGCGCCTGTGATTTTGCCAGCAAATGGCATAGCCATTGTAACGATGCTAGTTGTGGCAAGGCCGCCAGCAATGTTCAATGTGATAGTTGATGGGGCGAGTACTGCTGTTGACATGTTACGGTCCTTCTTGTCGGTGCATTTTATTAATGCATAGTAATTATGACATAAAAAAACACCCCGATGGTTAACAACGGGGTGTTTTTCATGTCTTTATTTAAACAGTTTTTACGAACCGTTTGTCGCTCTCAAGTGCAGAGTATTCTTCATTGAAGATTGTCTTGAACTCGTCTTCGTACTTGTGTTGAAGAACAAGATATGCACGACGGCGTGCTTCTGCGCGACGACGATTTTCGGCTTTTTGAATCTCGTGACGGCGTTCTTTTTCTTGAGGATCAAGAGCTGGTCGGCCCATACGATTTTTCATTTGCGTTTTAATACGCTCATACTGTGTAGTCATCTCAGTGCTTTCTGTATATATAAGACGGTTGGTTTCAACCGATGAGAAAATAATAACAGCACTTTACAGACAATGCAACTTCTAGATTTATTTTTAACAGTCACTTAAATATGACCAAAATAGCCGCATTTAGGTGTGACCTCGGTCATATAAATAACCTTGACACACCCCCTATTGACAGGGGGCCTAAGCCCTGATATACTACCTTTGTAAGATAATTTAATCTCTAGAAAGGGGATATTTATGACAAATGTTTATTACAACGAGGACTACGTTTCCTGCGGTGAAAAGTTTGACACAACCCGCAAAAGCGGCAACATTGTTGAATCACTGAAAAATAGCCCTATCAAAGGCATCGTAATCTCTGATCCGTCAGAGTTTTATGACACAACGGACACCCTGATTCAAGAAATCACCGATCCCGAGTATCTCCAGGCTCTGATTACTGGTACTCCACGAAGTCTCGCAGAAAGCTCTTCTTTTGAGTGGGACAAGAACATCTACAGAATGGCACGAGGACACTCAGCAGGCATTGTGGCCGCAGTTACAGAAGTAATGACACATGGTGGCATCAGCGGATCTTTGTCCTCTGGATTGCACCACGCACGCCGTAACGGTGGGGCAGGGTTTTGCACCATCAACGGACTGGCAGTAGGTATTGCCGAAGCAATTAAGTTGGGTGCTAAGAAGGTTCTTGTTCTTGACTTTGATGCTCACGGCGGTGGAGGTACTTTTTCCTTTATCCGGCGTCACTGGCCAGAGAATGTTGTTCAGGTTGATGTCTCTACATCAGCGTTTGACATCTGGGAAGAAGAAGGCGAAAGCCGTGTTACTTTTGTTCCTCACGAAAAGCACGAGTCGTACGACAAGTACATTAAGCGCGCTCTTGATTATGCGGGTTCTTTAGGTCAGTTTGACATCATTATTTATAATGCGGGCATGGACCCTATTAATGACGGTGTGGAAATTGAACTCATTGAGAAGCGTGAGCAGATGGTTCGTGACTTCATCGGAGAAACGCCAGCACTGTTTACACTTGCAGGTGGATATTCATGGGGCGCAACCGAGGATGATGTTGTTGAGTGGCACCGTATCACTCTACAAACTTGGGCTAAGTGATAATATTTTGGTGTAATGAAAACATATTATGCCAAAACAGTAACTGATGCTCTTTTGAAGGGTCAACTAGGAAAACCCATTGGGGATAAACCTTTTGACCCTTCAGTCCCATTGGTTGACGGTGACGGTGACGGCAGATGTTTGGAAGAGGCGGGGGCTAAATGGGTTCCCTGCCCTCCGGCTTTGTCACGTGTTCTTCAATCAGTTAAAGATTTATACAACAAACAAGTTGCTAAAAAAATTAGAGTTAACACTGAGCGACAGAAAAAAATTGCTGAAATTAAAGACCCTGAGTCAATCCCTAAAATTAAAGACATAAGAGAAGGAATATATAAATTAAGAACCTTGCTCAAGAAACCAGAAACAATGCCTGAAGACAGAATAAAAATTCAGGAAGCCTATAACGATGTTTATAAGCAAGCTGAAAAAATCTTTAATCAGGACTTGGGTGAGTTCATGATCAACGGCAAAAGATATAGGGCTTCTACAAAACTTAGAGCAGCTGGGATTTTGGAACCAGGAACCAAAAAACAACCGAACCGTGATCCGTCTGGAAGAGCCACTCACCGTACCGATTTAAATGTCGGTGCTGGAATAGCGATTTCCGACGGTTTCAGAACGGATACAGAAACTATCCGCTTTAGTGGAGATGTCGTATTAGAAGAAGTGGACAGCCCTAATAAAAGAATACTTGCTGGAATGTTTGTCAGGTCGTTGGAGTTTAAAGACATGGATGATGAAGGGAAAACTGCTCTTCCTGAAAGCATGTACCATCAGGTTCTTACGATTGAAGAAGAATTTCAAGGGGTTGGGTTGGGTCAGTCTTTTAATATCGCTACCGAAAAGAACTATGGAATAATGGGAATCAAGGAATCTTCGCTTCAGACCGATTGGGATGGAACATACAACTGGGCAAAAGCCGGATACAAGATGACTGATACTGGCGATATTGATGGGTTGCATGACCACATAGGTGAATGGCTTGAAGGAAATAAAGACGATCTTGTAAGTGATTACGGTTTAGACTTGGTTCAAACATTTGAGCGACTACATACGGACTTTGGTGATGGTTTAGTTCCTATTCAGTTTTTAACAATTTTTCCTTGGGCTAGAGATGCTTTGCGTGACAGTACTGGTGTGTCAATGAAACTAAAGTTTCCTGCTTATAATCCCATACAAAAAAAGTTACTTGAAAGGTTTGGTTATGCCACAAAATGATAAAAATCTTCCAAGCGAACTACAAAATGTTAAGCTTGCAATAGCAATATCTTCATATTTAGAAAACAAGCAAATAATTGCCGATTTTTCTCGTATCTGTAGAGTTGCATATCATCTAACCGATAACAACGATGATTATCTAGAATTTATTTATGCTTTTGTCTCCGGAAACGAAGACTGGAAAAGTATAGAAACATCGCTTGGCCTATAGCAAAAATACAACATGGGTGATATACTTTTCACCTATGGGAATCACTAAAGAGTGTCTTTTCTGCCGAAGAATAAGACTTGCTGTTTTTATGAAAAGATACCCACTGGCAAACAAAAAATGGGTTTGCAAAAATATCATTAGTTGCCAAACACGTTGGCACTAGAAGAAAGAAAAGAAATGACAGAAGAAGTACTTAAACACGGTTCATATGCCTGCTACACGAATCAAAAATGCAGGTGTGAGCTTTGCAAAACGGCAGCACGTGACTATATGCAAAAATATCGTAGAACAGATATGGGTCGCGACAAGAGCCGTAAATATACTCAAACAGCATCAAAGCGCGCAGCGATGGCCGCTAAGTGGGTGAAGAAAAACGAACCAGCAGTTTGGGTAGAGATTTGTGCATCTGTATCTGTAGGAACTCCAGGATCCGTTTAATGGATGTTGCAGAGATGGGCAGTGCCTACTATCGTGCCGTTCTTGATGAGGCATTTCCTATTGAGTTGATAATTAGTCTTGACGCTGTTCTAAGTTCTCCGAACTCACATACATGGACTGAGATGAGTGGCATATTGAGCGAAGTAAAGGATTCAATTGTGAAAGTTAAAGGTATTGCTAATGGCATTTCAAAGTAAAAAAGAAACAGAGTATGAAGAGTTGAAAAGGGAGATTGAAAACTTGAAGAAGACAATTCTTCCAATAGTTGAGTCTTCAACAAAAAACAATCTTGGCTCTCAATACAAGACTCTTGGGCAAAGATTTAAAAGCCTGATTGAATACAAAAAAATAAGCGATTAATCTAACCTAATATTGAAAGAGAATATGGAAAACATTACTAACGACCGCATCGGTGGATGGGTAGTTCAGCACTACGGTTCAAATTTTACGGAAACTTTTGGTCCGTTTAAAACTCTAGAAGAAGCAAAAAACTGGTGCGACACCATCGGTTACGAAAACCGGGTGCGTGGGGTAATTATCCCCCTGTTAAGCCCAACCGTAGATCCCAAAACAATATGGGAAGGCATCAACCTTCGTTCAATTATGAGTTAAAAGCGCAAGAGGCTGAGCAGTAAAACTTTTCAGCCTTTGTCCGCATCATTCCTCTGACTGTTCTTTTTTCACATTTAGCACAAAAGCATGGAGCGTTTTTGCTTCCGTAAATCTTGATCATAGAACCGTATATTGTCGGATCCTGAACTGGTTGTTTGGTTTGTCCTGCCATAGGTTTTGCTGGTTTTTTGGGGGCCATAATGTTTTTTCTTTTCTATAGAACTGTGCTATATATAGCAAAAACCCCGCCCACACCCTGAGGCATGAGCGGGGTTCCGCTAAGTGTTTATCAGGCTGGAGCGCTGTTAAAGGTTACTTTAACGAATGCTTCTGGACGCTTGACTGCAAGAGCCAAACGCTGTTCTGCGAGAACAACGATTGCGTTGCGGACGAAGAAGTCTGCGTGCTGTTCGCTGATACGAATGCTTGCCTGTTCACGGTCATACAACTGAGCGCCAGTACCGAACGCACCAACAAGGGCTTGTCCTTCTGTCATTGCAGGTGTATCAACTACAGGAATTCTCCACAACTTTGGCTCGCCACCCATAGCAACCGAAACTGCTACGAGGTACTGACCATTGTCATCCTTGGAAAGTTCAATGTCTTCCCAATCGTTAGGGTGAAGAACAACACCTGTTGGCTCGTAGTAAGCAAGGAACGACAAGGTTGCGGCGCGACGAATCGCATCTGCCTTGTTGTCACCGACAACACCGGCTGACCAGTTGTAGGTTTGGATACCAGAAGTTGCAAGGATACCAGTAAGGTTTTCGCCTACACCGTCACCTGTAAGGATCTGAGCATCTTCTTGCAAACGCAATCCGTAAAGGAGTTCGTTGTCAATGATTGAACGCAACTGTGGCTCATCAGCAAGAACATTGCGATGTGCTGCTTCCCAGTGTGCCAAGGTGCGAACAGGAGCCTGCTCACCAACGAAGGTGAAAGACGACTGTGGCTTGGCTGTGAACGTAGTACCAGTACGCTCTGAAACTGCTGCTGCATTGTTGGTGAATCCAGTCATGCGGAAGTATTCAATTACTGCGGCTGAAGTGGTGCGACTTGGGAACAAGTCACGAACACGGTTCGTACGCATTGGTGGAATAACGATTGGATCGCGCTGGATTGAACCAAACGAGCCAGGTGTTCCTGTTGGCTGACTTGAGAAGACATCCTTGGTTCCCCAGAGACCAGTGACATCGCCACGGTTCAGTTGGAAAGGAGAAGGCATGTTTGCGCCATTCTTACCATTCTGGAGGCTCTTGAACTCTGGTGAGTCAATGAACATTCCACCGAGGGTCTTAGCCTGTTGTGGTGCATTGCTCCATTGACCTTGTGCGCCAGCAGCTTGTGCTACTGAATCGGACTGAGGCTTGTTGCCCCACTCTTCAACATCGCGCATTCCTTCAAGACCCTCAATGAGGCTCTTGATTTCGCGGATGTCACGCATGTTTGTGTCAAAAGCGGATTTTTGTTCTGAGCTAACTACAACCGTACCGTCTTCAACTTTGAAGTTGTCGGCAATAGTTTTATTGTCAGCCATTTTGCCACGAAGGGCACCTTGTAGTTCCCGCAAGCGGGATTCGTCGTACGACATAATTTTCACTCCTATGTGAATTGTGATTTTTTTAAATGACAGACTTGCGGCTCAGGTGAGCACCCAACCATAAGGTCTATAGAGCAGAATAACATCTTACACATCTATCTAACAGCAACTTTTTAAAATTACTATTAATAAATACTAATCAACGTCAACTGCTGTGAAGAGAATTTGTCTTTTTACTTTCCTCGGTGAACCAGTACCGTAAGCAAAACCGCTCTCCTGCATCTCTGGAGTTGCAAAATATTCAACATCATCAACGACGAGCGACTTAGACAATGGCGCTTTTTTGTTCTTTTTCCAAGGATGGTCTTCGGGCAGCAAATCATTGTCTGACTTGTATTTTTGATCTTCCGGCTTCCCCGAGATCAGCATTTTCATGAAATCATTTACACGCTTTGAGGCCAGTTCTTTGGCTGAAGTCTCACTATTTTTCATGATTGCGTGAGCGTTAATGCCGCGCGTGTATACCATTTTTATAGTGCGCAGGTTGGTGGTAGCCCAATCTTCGCTTGAGATTCTTTTTACCTCGGCATTATGTTTTCTTGTTTTTTCAGCAAGAGAATTAACGACCTGAGAATCAAGGACTATTTCTTTTGCAAAAGAACCTGGAACCGTATGGTGAACAGACGGTTTTTTGAGGCTCTTCAATTCAAGATTTTCAAACCCATAAACCTTGCCATTCATGCGTTTGCGCTTGTTTATTTTTCTAGCAAGATCACTTGAAGGCAATTCTGAAGAGGCAGACATTGGGGTTCTTGAGTCAAAAAAGTCCGACATATCGGATGGTTCTTTCATGAAACCTGCGCCAGTCTTTTTTCTGGCTCCTGAAACCTTTGGCTTTTTAGGCCGACCATCAACACCAATATTCAATGCATTATTGTGATCCGGAGAGTTAGTGCATGGCAAATAAACCGTCTTTCCATCTCGTGCCTTGTATGACCTAATTCCGATGCAACCCAATTGGCGGCTTCTTTTTCTTGCTGAGTCACCACTTGTAAACACATCTGGATCGGTTGATTCACTGACATAGTTAACAAAACCCTTGGCATCTATTTCGGTAATATCATCCTTGAATTGAGAAGAAACAAGACCACCATCGGGAAGAGTGTCAATCCCTGCCACTCCACGTTCTTTGAGCTTTTCAAACTTCTTGGGAATACATGGAGCGTACTTCTTGCCTGATTCGGTAAGGATTACTCGCATTCCAGAGCATCCTCTCTCCTTGGCTGTTTTCAGTGCTGTTTCTATGGATGTTGAGTAGCAACCACTAAAGGATCTGTAGGAGTCTGTCCGGTGTTCAATGATGCTACTTTTCTTCGCAACTTCGCCAGCCGGTTTATTGTCCAATACATTACGAAGAATGTCTGGGGACTTACATGGTGCCCATTCACCATTCTCAGCAACATGAGCGCCGTATGAACCGAGGAGTCTGGCTACTTTTAAAGCTTGATCTCTGGTCGGTTTGATGTTTGATTTATTTGTCATTTTATTTATTTATTTTCAAACTTGTAGGCAATTTTGATGCTTTTTTTGCATCTTCAGGTTTACCGCTTGGCGAAGAATCCCATATTTCCGATGGTTGTATTTTAGCAAAATATAGAGGTATCAGCGGGCTGTTTTCCTTTTTTGACAGATGCCAAATTACCGCCTGGACAGTATCTTCATCTTTTCCTTCATCACGCAAGGCAAAAGCAATCTGCATAATTGCGTGTCTTTCATTGTCTGGAAGAGAATATAGTTGTTTTGTTATTGTTGCTCGGTACTCTTCGGTAACAATTGATTTGTTTTTTTTAGTCATTATCTCATTCCTTAATCTTTGCGTAATAGAGGCACTTTAGGTTTTGATTTACCTTTTGCTCGTCTTACTCTTATTCGTGGATCAAGAGAAAACATCTCGTCATCAAGAAGGCTTAGTGTTCCACTATTAAAAGGCGCTCTCTGTTTGAACCAATTACCAAGTTGTATTTTGCGAAGAGCTCTTTCTTCGCTTGTGCCCTCAGCGTTACCGTTTTCTAATGCAAAAATCCAATCCATATGTGATCCAGCACCACGATTAACAAGTCTCTGAATGGAAACAGCCTGTTCTTCTGTTGTTATTATTGACGGAATATTTCTTCTGTATTTTGCCAATTCAACAACAAAAGGATCTGGAGACAAGCTTTCATCAACATAACCGGCACGACCCCAAACATAACTTCCATCGTCTACTGCCATAACTTCTATATCGTCAAAACCAGCACCCTTCGCCCATGTCCAGGAGTTACCATTGTAGATTGATGCTATTCCAGCACCTCTATATTTGGGGTCATCAACATTCATTGAGGCACTATAAATTGCATCTGAGCTTGGGTCAATTATTCTCGTTGAATATCCGATTTTCTGCCAGACGCCCGTGTCTTCATCTAAAACTTCAATGTCTATATATGCGAATATTTCGCCACCAGTGCCAAAGTGCTCTTCGTCAACATTGTCACCCCAGTTAAATTCATTAAGTCTGGTTCTGTATTCACGACCATCTAGACCGGTCATTTCTATTTCATAAGCACCAGTGAGCCATGTTGCGATAGTGTCGTTGTCGTCGTTAGCAACTGCGTCAGCCAAATCTCTAGTGCTTATTTTTGTCCACGGTGTTTCGCCAGCTGGATAATGAGTTTTCATCCATTCACCTAGATATTCTTGTCGTTTGTCAAATTCTTGCAAAGCAATTTCTTTTAATCGGCCATCAATTTCTTCTGGTAAAACATCGGGAATATCAATTACGGGAGGAGCCAAAACTCCGTCGTAGGCCATCAAAGCTGCGTGGTAGCGCAATCGTGAATCGTTATATTGCCAAGAATCAACTTCTGTACGGTTCATGTCAAATGCGAAAGAAGCCAATCTTTTACGCAGAACTTCTTTATTACTAGCTATGTCGTTATTGCGATTGCGAATTTCTTCTGGGGAAGCATCTGAAGCAAGTTCTTCTATTGATGTTAAGGCTGTTGCAAGAAATTCCCACTCATCGCTTATGGCTGATTCAAAGCCTGGATTGCTCATAAGTTCTTCTTTTGAGAAAACTGGAACACCATCAGCGTGATAACCATTTGGGTTGGCGTCAGCAGTATCTTTGAGCGCCATTCGTTCTTTGAGTAGTAATGTAACTCCATAAAGTTGTTGTTGAGTGTAACTAGCGGACCCCATTGTGTATTTACCATTTGCATCAACCATTAATTTTTTATCAACCGAATCACGTTTTTGGTCGTTCAAGATTGCTATTAAGCTATTGCGTAGTTGTACTAATTTTTCTGTTGTTTCTGTGCTGTTTCGTCGCATCTCATATTGAAGATCACCAAGTGCGTAAGTATTTAGTTGATATTTTGGTATCCCAGGAGCTAACTCTGTGGCACTTTCACCATCAAGCATTATTCCCCAACCAAGACGATCTGAGTTTTTTGACAATACATCGCTTTCCATTAATGTAAGCATGTCTAGTTTTTCAAAGGTAGACATCATGGTTCTTTCATCAATGAGGGACCAAGCATCCCTATTTGCATTGGTGATATTTTCAATCGCTACTGCTTTTAATGATTGTATGCGTCGTAATTTTTGAACTACGGTGTCTTCAGTCATTAATGCGGCAGCATATTCAAAGTCAATATTTTGGCGCTCAAAATAATGAATAGGATTTGGTTCGTAATCTTCGGAAACGAATAGAGCTGCTTGCTCTCTAAATGTTTTACTATTATGTAAATCTCTAATTATTTTGGTTTTCTCACGAATACGATCAGAATCTGCACCAGTATCCGCAAGACCGATATCCCATCGTAGGGTATCTAGAAGCTTTGCAACTCTTTTAGTTGCATCGTCTGGGGAATCTCCGGGAAGCTCAAGCATTGCATCTTTGTATGCTTGTTCCGCTTCAAGATAAAGCTCTTTAGTAGCGGAATTTCTATATCTATCTGAACGCTGTCCTGCCTCTATTGTTTCCATGATGTGTTTTAGTATTCCCCCTTCTGCATAAAACTCAGCTTGAACACCAAAAGCATCAACGGTTTTTTGTCTATCTACCACTGGTGGGGTTATCGGTTTGTCTACTGGTTTTGTAGCACTGGCAGCTACAGAAGAAACATCAAACGGATTATCTGTTTCAGGAGCAGGAGATACTGCTCCAGCAAGAACACCTCTTGTTCTTCCTGTTGAGCCAGCAGGGGGCTTTGGTCTAGCACGACGTTCTTCACGCCTCGTTCCGTCACCAATACCAGCCCTATCGCCAAGTTCACCAAACAGTT